CGTACTGTGAAGCCTTTCTTTGAGCTTCTGCATCAACTCCATTTTCCATCATTCTCAACTGATGTTTCATTTCAGCTTCTAACATTTGACGTTCAAAAGCTGTTTCTGCTTGAGCAATCTTTTCTTTGTATTGCTCCTGGATTTCTAATTTACTCATATCTAATTTTTTAAAAGTGGACAATTAAAATACATCTAAAGTTTTAAAAGAAAAACTTGATTTTTAGAATAGTGATTGTTGAGCTGTTACTTGCTTGAACCTCTTAACAAAATTATCATAATACTCCTTATCAAGTTCACACGCTGTTAGCTCAAAACCTCTGTTATGACAAGCAATTGCAATTGATCCGCTTCCAAGATGCGTGTCAAGAATTTTATCTCCTTCTTTTGCGTAGTTGTCTAAAAGCCAATTATACAACTGTTCAGGTTTCTGTGTTGGATGAATCTTTTCTTTTGCAGAGCTATTTCCTTCAAGATTTCCATAATACCTAAAATCAAACTGTTTAGCTACTTTATTCATAGAGCAGTAAGCTAACTCTCCATCTGCAAAGTTAGGAACTGGATTCCCTTTATACCAAAATATAAAACCTTTACATCCATTAGTCCATAATTGAGGGAAGTAATTACCTCCCCAAACTATTTGATGTTTTGAAACTCTCTTTAACTCTTCAAAATAATCTTCATTAGGGGAACTTTTATCCCAATCTCCTTTTTTGTAATCGTTACTTATATATCTATCGCCATTACTTCTTTTGCTAACTCTATTATATTTGGAAAAATCCAAACCATAAGGAGGATCAACAATAGCTAAATCAAAATAGTTATCAGGATAACGAGACATTAACTCCATGTTATCCTCGTTTGTTACTGTTATTTTATCCGTTAAGTTCATATCTCTTATTTTTCTAAAATTCTCACAAATGTTCTTTCGTTCGTGTAATGATTAAGAACTGAAAAAACTGTTCCATCATAAAGGTTATTACCTGTTTTATTCGTGTACGTTCCTTTTCTGCTTTTAATCGTATTCATTCTGCTTATTACATCATTTCGCTTTGTTCCTGTTATCTGCTCAAGTTTGTAAGGATTCGCAACTCTTTGAACAGCGTTTCCTTCAAGGTCAATAATCTCAAACATTGGCTCGGCTTTAGCTGTAAAAAGCTTGTCTTTAACAATCAGTATTTCTCTTTCAATCTTTTCTCTTTGCTCTTTTGTAAGATTATTTTCAAAAGCAAATCCTTCAAGGCTTTCAACGTAATTTTTAAGCCTCTGTTTTTCTTCTCTTGTTAATAGCATTTCAAAAATTGTGTTTAAAGTTGTTTCTTTCTATTTCTAATTTGTAAAACTGAACAGCTCCCATTCCTTGAATATGGCTGTCAGTAGGGAAGAAGTATTTCCAGCCTTTTGATGCACCTCTTTTGATGTAATAAAAGAAAGCCATTCCAATCTTTTCTGTTGTTTTTTTAAAGTAAACAAGAGCAGCATCATCAGAAAGAGGAATGATTTCATTAACTTCAAATGTTTCTGATGTTGGGTTTCCATCTCTGTTAGGGTTTGAGAATCTTTCTGCAACCCTTTGAGCTTCTGTTTTAAGCTCTTTTGCTATCTGTTTTTGCATTTATAGTGGTTTAATTTCAAATACAATTCTCGGATTATCCTTATCAACTGCTTTTTGAGCAACAATCTTCACGCATTTATTGTCATTTTTGATTGTCTTGGTCATTTGTAAACAGTCCAGCACCCCCTTCAAACTATTGTCCAAATCAGAACGCTGTGAAGGATAAAAGACATCAATATAAAACTCAAAGAACCCATCAATCATCAAACCTCTTAAAGCTGGAGGTAATTGGATGAAGAAGCTTTTTTCATAATCCTTTAAAGCTTTTGACTTACCAAGCGAACACTTATTCCCAAGCTTAATCACTTTATAACAATTTGATTTTGAAGGAACAGTTCCTTTTATCGTAGCTTTAATCATTTTAAAATAGTTTAACTTGTTCTGTTTTATCATTTGACTCTATTCCTAATGCTGTTGAAAATATTGTTTTTCCAGCTTGGTAGTCAACAAGATTTCTTGCAATCTTATCTCTTCTCTGCTCTCCTTTGTATTTGTTAAAGTCGTAGTCATGAAAATCACACCACTTAGAAACTTCATCTTTACCTTCCATGAAATTTCCCTTTCTTCTGCTCAAAACATTTGGTAGGTTAAAATTTGTCCAATAAATATGCCTACCTCTTTTTTTTCCTGGAATAAGTGTTTGATAATATGGAACAACATTTTCAACAACATAAACACCATTAAACCACTTTTCAAGCAATATAATCTCTTCATAAAGTTTTAAGTCAGGATATTTTGGTTCTGTTGTGCTTCTTCTCGCAAATCTTGCTTTTGAATGTGTTGGACATGGAGGAGATGACCAAATAAAGTCATAATCCTGAAAGTTTTCAATCAAGTATTGATGAGCATCCGTAACAATAACATTATCATTTGGGAATCTTTCTTGATAAAGCCTTGCAAGTTCAGGATCAAGCTCAACAGCTGTTACTTCAATATCCTCCTTGACTTCATTCCATTTGTAACGGTTTCCCCCTAAACAAGCATATAAATTCAATATTTTCATGATTCAATATTTTCTTTTAGTGTTTTCAATTCCCTCTCTAATCCTCTGATTTGCCTCTCAAACTTTTTCTTTTCAATGATCATCATCAGATTAATTCTTTCTGTCTCCTGGAGCTTAGTTTCTAACTGCTGATAACGTTCATTAAAACTTCCAAGCATTAAAAGAGCATCAGATATTTGATTTTTGCCCTTTTTTAAAGCTTCTGTTGGCTTTTCTCTTTCTCTTTGTCTATATATAGCATAAAGTTCAGAAAGTCCGCTGAAAGCCTTTAAATAATTTAGTGACATAATTCTGTTTTATCGTGAATAAAAGTGTTTGATTTCTTCTTGACCTTCTTCCCAAAGTACATCTTTGATAAAAATAAGATCATCAAAAGCTTCTTTCAAAGGTTTGTTTGTTGGACTTGAGCAAAGCTTGTCTTGATATGCTTCCAGGAGCTTATCAATCTTTTCGATTGCTTGGAGATTTCTGTCTTTCATGTTTTCTGTGTTTGTGTTATGCTAAGTTAGTGTTTATTTTGAAATATCAAAAAGGAATTGAGTCATCTTGCTCTTCTCTTTTAAACGAGCTATTGTTGAAAAAAGCATCCTCATCAACTGGAGCTTCTTTGATTCTCATTTGTTCAGTCTGCAAATCTCTCTTTGAATAAAACAATTCATCATTCTCTTTGTAGTAGTAAGAGTTTCGCTTCTTATCATAAAAAAACTGATAATCCCCTTTTTTGGATGCTCCTTTTGGCTTCTCTTTAGCAACTCTGATGATAGCTTCATTTCCTTCATAAGTGCCTTCAGCTCCTTCTCTTGATATTCCAAATGGAGGCCTCCAAACAATCAACATTTGTTCTCCCTTTCTGAACCAAGCTTGACCTCCTGCAAACTCTCTTGGAGTCGGTATTGGATAGAATCTCACTCCTTCCTTTTCAATTATGTGCTGATCCCTGACATGAGTAATCAAACAATTGTGCCTTCCAGTTGCTCTTGCGTTTCTTCTGCATTCTCCAAGCAGCTCTTCAATGTATAAATCTTGGCGGCCTCCGTTGATGTCGTGTTTAATCTCATTAAATGGGTCAATTGTTGTCGTGTTGAAAGTAATCCCAAGCTCCTTCTCAATCTCATCAACTTGCTGATAGTAATCTTTCAAGCTCATTGTTTCATCTTTAGGATCAATGATAATGAAATGCTGTGAAATAAAATACTCAGCTTGTGACCTTTCTGCTTCTGTCATGCACCCTTCAACATTTGAGAAGTATGGCTTCCTCATGTACTTGAAGCAAAGTTCAGCATAAACTTCAGCAACTTCTCCAGTCTCAGGAGTGAAAACGCAATGCTTCCAACCATACAAGCAAGATAAGTTCACTAAGATTTCAAGCCAAAACTCTGACTTTCCTGAAGCTGGAGCTCCAGCAATATAAGTTGTACATCCTTTTTTTATAGAGATACCAACCTTGTCAAAAGGGAAGCCAACCTCAAAACCTCTTGTTAATCCTTTCTCTCTTAATTTGTTTAAGTCTTGAGTAACTTCTTCTAATCTGAAATAAAACTTGTTCTTCATGTTTAAAATGTTGCGTCTCTGATGTAAGTATGTTCTTTTTTAGGCTCTTCTTTCTTAGCTGCTTGTTTTTCTTCTTGTTGTTTTCTGTCTTTAAGAAGCCATCTGTTCAAAGTTAAATACATGCTTTTATACTTACTTCTTTTTTTAGGATCATAATTTTCCATCTCATAAATCTTTGCGTCAATTTCAGAAGGAGAATAAGTTTTTAAAAGCTTCTCATATTCTTCACATGAAAGCTTTAGCTTTTCGTTAATTATATGATAATATTCTTCTTTATCACTTACACTATCACTTACACTTACACTATCACTTACACTATCAGTTGCTTTTCGTGTCTCTTCGTGTTCTTTCGTACTACGAGATTCAACGCTCGTTAACGCTCGTTGCCTCTCCTCCTCTCTCTTCTTTTTCCTTATTTCAGCAGACTTTTTTCCAGCCTCTCTTCTTTGTTCAAGTTGACCTTCCCACTTCTTTAAGTCTCTTTTTAAGGAGCTTTTAATGCCTATAAATAAAGCATTGACAAGAGCTTCTTCTGTTATTGGGTTCTCATCATTTACGTATGCAAAAATGTGCTTAATTAACTTTCCAGCAACCTCATCAGGAACACTATCAAAACACTCCCTTTGATCGGCATACAATACAAAACTCTTCTTTCCTTTTGCCATGTTTTACAATTATCAAAATTAAATTCAAAAAAAATATTATATCCTCACGAATACTACTCCATCTATTTTTACTGTCTCCAGTTGCTTCTCTTTTATTTGATAGTGGACCGCCTGACGTGTTAAACCTTCTCTTTTTGCGTAGTTAGTTATTGTCAGCAGTTTAGTTCTATCAACCTTTGTGCTTTCCATACCTTAAATATATAATTTGTTTTACAATTATCAAAATTTATACCTTAAAGAAGGAGACTAAGCTCCCTCTTCATTGTTTAACTTCTTTAAATACTGGCTATCAATATTTAGTCTTTTAAGCTTTCTGCTGATGTAATGACTAAAGCTGTATTGTTTCTTTATTCTTCTGAATGTTCTCATTTCTCCAATATTACAAATTTAACTCCTTTATGCGTTGCATCTCCACCAAGCTCAACGCCTTTCAGCTTTCCTTCCTTCAGGAGATAGCGAACCTTTGTATCTGACATTCCAAACCTGTCAGCATAAGCTTTCAGCGTTAACAGCCTTGAAACATCAATCCTCTTCAATTCCTTCATAGCCATAAATTTTAACAACCTCATCAGAAGAGCTGCTCACAACAATAGGAGCTTTCTTTTTGTGAAGGTCACAGATTCTTATTTCTGTTCCGTACTCTTCAAGGATTTCAACAGCAGTCATTTCAAACTGCTGTCTTTTTCCTTCCTTAATTCTAACAACCTTAAACATCATATCAGAAAGGTAAATTTTCATCAAACTCTTCCTCTTTTACTGGAGCTTTTTTTGCTCCTTGAACTTGTGCATTTTTTGCACTTTCTCCTTCAATCCTCCAAGCTTCAACAGTATTGAAATACTTTGTTTCTCCTTGTGGATTCTCCCAAGCTCTTCCTCTTAAATTGATTGATACTGTCACAGCATCCCCCACTTCAAAAAGATTGATTAAATCAACTCTGTCTTGAGTTAACTGGATTGAAATTAATTGAGGATATTGATCTTCTGTTTCAACAATAAACTCTCTT